GTTCCACAAAATACTGTTCCAGAGTTAGTTGGAAGAGATAAAGAATGGGTTGATAACAATAAATGGTTTGGTCAAGATGAAGTAATGACCATGGGAGCTATGGCAATTAACAATCAATTAGTGGATGAAGGATTTGACGAAGGTTCTTCAGAGTACTATAGTGAGGTTGATAAGAGAATTCGTAATGAATTCCCACAGAAGTTTACGGAATCTTCTGTTAAATCTAAGCCTCAACAAAAGGTGGCTTCGGCAGGAAGAGTAGCTGGTAATACTGGCTCAAATAAAAGACAAGTCAAATTGTCTCCAGCTGAAGTTCAAATGGCTAAAAGATTAAACGTACCACTGGGTGAGTACGCTAAATACGTTAAAAGGTAAAACTATGACAGAAGATAAAAAAGATTTAAACAGAACCCCACGTTCTGCCGACACTCGAGAAACTAAAGTTGCTCGCAAACCTTGGAGTCCACCATCAATGTTGGAAACTCCTCCCGCACCTGAAGGGTACACTTACAGGTGGATTAGAGCTGAACTCGCAGGTAGCGAAGACAGAAAAAATGTAACATCCAGGCTTAGAGAAGGTTTCGACCTTGTTAGAGCTGAAGAGTTAGATGGATTCGAGCTTCCAACCTTAGATGACGGTAAACATGCGGGAGTAGTAGCAGTTGGTGGTTTGCTATTGGCCAAGATTCCTAACGAAACACGCGAAGAGAGAAACTCCTACTTCGCAGATCGTGCGCACACTCAGCAAGATGCTGTAGACAACGATTTATTAAAGGAATCAGATCCAAACTCTCCGATTTTAAAACCGGAAAGAACAAGCAAAGTAACTTTTGGCGGTGGTCAACGCGGTTGATCATCACTTTTTTTAATTTTAAATAATATAGGTGACTTATTATGTCTAACAAAAATGCACCCTTTGGAGCAAGAGTAGTAGGTAAATTAGGTTCTGGTGTCGCTAATGGCGGTATGACAGAATATAAAATTGCTTCTGGCGCTTCTGGGAATATTTTTTCTGGCGATTTAGTAAAAATGACTAGTGCAGGTACTATTTTAGTATCCGGTGCTGGTGATGAGTCTATAGGAATTTTTAGAGGTTGTTCTTTTACAAACTCTTCAGGTGAAACTATTTTTAGTTCACATTTTCCTAATGGCACTGTATCGTCTGATATTGTAGCGTTTGTGGTAGATGACCCTAATGCTGTATTTGAAATTCAGAGCGCCGGTTCTCCAGCGCAGACTGATGTTGGCTTAAATGCAGATATTGCTTACAGCGCTGGCTCTACCAAAACTGGTATGTCGGCAGTCGAGCTATCTGGCACAACAGCCGCAACAACTGCGACTTTCAGAATCATGGGCTTTAGCTCTGATCCAGATAACAGTACTACAGGTTCAGCTAACGTTAACGTTATAGTTAAGTTTAATGAGCATTTCTATGTCGATCCTACAGGAGTATAAATAATGGCTATTAATAGAGCGCAATTAGCGAAAGAATTAGAGCCTGGCCTTAACGCCTTGTTCGGTATGGAATATGCTAGGTACGAAGCAGAACACACAGAAATCTACGACACAGAGAGTTCTGATAGAGCGTTTGAAGAAGAAACTTTAATCGTTGGGTTCGGTAATGCTGAAGTAAAATCAGAAGGAAGCGGAGTCAGATTTGACAATGCCAACGAAGGATATACTTCTCGTTATACCCACGAAACAGTTGCTTTAGCATTCGCGCTAACAGAAGAATCTGTTGAAGATAATCTGTATGATCGTCTTGGTGCTAGATACACTAAAGCATTAGCTAGATCTATGGCTAATACTAAACAAATCAAAGCTGCGTCAGTGCTGAACAATGCGTTCGACACAACTGGTGGCGATGGTGTATCGTTAATCAATACTTCGCATCCTCTTGGAGGAGGCGGAACTCTAGCAAATAGAGCAACTACCATGGCGGATCTTAATGAAACTTCTCTTGAAGATGCATTAATTAACATTTCTACATTAACTGATGATAGAGGTCTTAATATTGCTTTAAGAGGAATGAAATTAATTGTTCCACCTCAGTTGCAATTTGTTGCTGACAGACTGCTACAAACTCCTGGAAGAGTTGGTACTTCTGACAACGACATTAACTCTATTAAAAATCAGGGAATGATTCCTGATGGCTATGTTGTAAATCATTATCTAACAGATACAGATGCTTTCTTCTTGAAAACAGATTGTCCTGATGGATTTAAGTATTTTGAAAGATCTCCAATGCAAACTGCATTAGAGGGTGATTTCGATACTGGAAACATGAGATACAAAGCTAGAGAGAGATATTCATTCGGATATTCTAACTTCAGAGCCGTTTACGGTTCTCAAGGAGCTTAATTGAACGGTTGATTGTAGCGTTTTTTACTCAACTACAATTTCTAAGGGGCTTAACGGCCCCTTTTTTTGTTCTTGCTTTAAAATAATTCAAGAGTTAAACTAAAATTTGTTAATTAGCTTGATGAGGACCGCAAGGTTTCCATTAATACAAATAAAAGGAGTTCATAATGGCTAATCCGCATTTTCAAAATCTAATACTATGGGCAGGTAATACTGTTGCTAGTAAAAGTAAAAAAGACTTACCGATGTTTCAACCATATCCATCGGATCAAACGTACTACGGTTATTTCAATGACTTTATGACGTACAACTCTGGTGATTGGACAATCACTACAACTGAAGCTGGTACAGGAAGTGCAACAGAAGCAGTTACCTCATCTGCTGGTGGAGCTTTATTGCTTACCAACGCAGCTGGAGATAACGATCTAGACTTTTTACAGCTAAAAGGCGAAGCATTTAGACTTGCTGCTGGAAAAAGAGCATTCTTTTCAAGCAGATTTAAAGTAAGTGATGCTACTCAAAGTGATTTTGTTATGGGATTACACATAACTGATACCTCTCCTCTTGATGTAACAGACGGTGTTTTCTTTATCAGTGCAGATGGAGCAGCAACAATTGATCTTGCTGTCGAGAAAAACAATTCCGCTACTACAGCTTCAAGTATTGCTACTATGGCAGATGACACATTTATTACTTTAAGTTGGTTTATTGACCCAGATACTTCAAACGTACATTACTCTGTTAATAATGCAGAGCCTTTAGTTCTTGTAGATACTAACCTTCCTAATGATGAAGATCTAACGATTTCATTCGGTATTCAAAATGGTGCAGCTGCCGCAAAAACTATGACTGTTGATTACATTAATGTAATGGTTGAAAGATAAGGAGTAAATAATGGCAGATGCAGTTACAACAACAACCATACAAGATGGCAATAGGATAGCTGTAGTACAGCTTACTAACACATCTGATGGTAATGGTGAAAGTGCAGTCACAAAAATAGATGTTAGTGCTTTAGCTCCTAACAGTGCTAATGGTCAAGTTTGCACAGGTGTGAAGCTTGCAAGGATTGTTTATTCTACTTTTGGAATGAGTGTAAAACTTTTGTGGGATGCAACTACCGATACTATTTGTTGGGATCTTAATTCAGACTATACAACAGATGAAGATTTTACAGGATTTGGTGGTATACAAAATACTGCTGGTAATGGTAAAACAGGAGATATCAAGTTGACTACAACTGGTCATTCTTCTGGAGATTCTTACGTTATAGTCTTAACTTTAATTAAAGATTACAGCTAAGATGAATGGCGGAATATAAAGGCAAAACCGTAACTTTAAACAGACCTAGGGCTATCTCAAAAGGTAGTCCTGGATATGGTAAGAAACGAAAAGAAGTCTTTGTTAAAAACTGTAGTAGCGAAAGTAGTAGAGTCAAAAGGATTACTTTTGGCGATGCCAAAATGGGTATGCACAAGAATACCGCATCACGAAAAAAATCATACTGTGCTAGAAGTAGCGGAATAAAAAGTGATAGATGCAGTGCTAATTATTGGGCTAGAAGAGACTGGGATTGTTAAATGGCAAAAGCAAAAAGTAAAGGTAAAATTTGTCCAGAAGGTATAGCTTGGGCTAAAAGAACCTTTGATGTTTATCCAAGTGCCTATGCAAATCTTGCTGCGTCTAAATACTGCAAAGATCCAAACTACGCAAAAAAATCTAAAAGAACTAAAAAATCTACTGGTGGACCTGTGATTAGAGGTCAAGGTATTGTTATGAAAGCTCGTTTGAGATAATGGGTCAGCTTCAACAATGGTTAGATGAAGACTGGGTTAGGATTGGATCTGACGGATCTATATTAGGATCATGTGGTAGCAAAAAAGAAGCAGAAGGTAAACCTAAATGCTTACCTCGTAAAAAAGCTGAAGGTATGTCAAAAGAAGCTAGAGCAAAGTTGGTAGCACGTAAAAGAAAAAAAGATCCAAATCCCAGTAGAAAAGGTAAACCAATTATGGTTTCTAATAAACTTAGCGGTGGTGGGCCTATAGCAAAAGAGACAATACGTGGTCAAGGAATTGTTATGAGTAATAGATTAAGATAGAATAATATTATGACGAAATTAAAAAACCCAAGTAAAGCAGATCTTAATAAAGACGGTCAATTATCTTCATACGAAAAGAAAAAAGGTATGGCTATTGAACAAGCTATGGCAAAACAAAATAGAATGAAGAAAAAAAACGGTGGGTTTATAGCTAAAGGCTGTGGAAGTGTTATGGAACCTAAAAGAAAAGTTACAACAATATCTTAGGAGATAAATAATGTTTAAAAGAACTGGCATGAATACAATAAACAGAGTAAAAAAAGCAGCAGGTGGAG